TAGCACCTTTACAACGTGGTACATTGGAACTTTATCAAACGCCAATAGTTATTTCGGCATAACCATTGAGGATACGCTCATGTCAGTGAAGAAACGCTTGGATAAAATCAATCCGCCTTATATCGTGGAAGTGATGTACGATGTAGAAGATAACATCCCCGCGTGGATTGGCACGTGCGATAAGTTGCATCTTGTCACTGAAGGCCGCACTTATGAAGAATTGCAACAACGCGTGTGGGAAATTGCACCTGAAATGCATGAGTTACAAGGTTATGGCAGTGAAAGCGATAATATCCGCCTTGCCTTTATCCAAACTGAAAGCCACGCAGATTTCCAACGCTTGGAGATGTAACGATGGGCAGTGGGTATTACGATCAACTTATAAAAATACTCAAGCAATATGGTTGCACATTCTTACGTCAGGGAAAGGGTAGCCATGAAATTTGGAACAGCCCAATTACTCAAAAACCTTTCCCTGTTGCTTATACTATTACCAACCGCCACACAGCAAATGGCATTTTAAAACAAGCTGGAATTGATTTTAAAATCTAATTGACAGTCTTTCGATAAATCAATACACTTTCAATCAAGGCTCGTAACCTTAAAACAAAGCGGAAGTCCGCACCCGATAGCATAGCGGTTTTTTTATGCGTAAAATTTAGCAACCTTGTTTGTTTTATTGCCATTAAACATTCATTACGCATAACCACATCTTATCTATGCCGAGAGGGCGGAGAATACAATACCCGAAAGGGGAATAATCCCGGCCGTTCTTTGTTTCGGTTTACGAACCTCTTGGCGACCCTATTAGGTCAAATCTTCGTAAAATAAAACAAAGGAGTCAGAAATGGCTAATCAAATCTCAACCCAAACAATTTCATTCAACAATCAGTCATTAATTACTGTTGAACAAAATGGCAATCACTATGTTGCTATGAAACCAATTTGTGAAAATATTGGTCTTGCATGGGAACCTCAAGTATTACGTATCAAACGTGATGAAGTTCTTTCTCAAGGTATGATCGTCATGATCATACCTACTAATGGCGGCAACCAAAATATGATTTGCTTACCAATCGAATACTTAAACGGTTGGTTATTTGGTAGAGCAGTTACCGCAAGCGGTGGAGTATGTTCATAGAATCGTGCTTGAAGGTGAGTTAATCACCGAAACCAAATTACAGGTATCAGAAAAGGAACTTCCATTAGCACTGCGGAAACATAAATATGCTCGTGAGCTTACAGAGGAACAATGGCTACGAATGGCAAGTTTATGGTATTCCTTATATAACTGCCTAGATTTTATTGAGCTTATTTACAAGCCATTGGCTGCGCTTAACTCGCCATACGCCTCTACGGCATATACCCACGCAACGGAATATAAAACATCGTTAGGTGTGGCAAAGCGCATACTTGAGCCGTTACTGGCTGATTTTGAAGTAGATCCAATAGATGACGCACATTTTTATTTTGCCACCAAGACATTGAGAGAATATCAACCTCAAGGACTTGCTAAATTAGTGAGAATTTAAAATACAAAACTAAGGTCTTGATACTTAATCAGTGTTTTATTAGTATCTACTTGTATTGAATTAGTAAGGAGTATAATTATGACCGCAAGATTTATATCATTCGTTGCGAAAGTATTACTGCTTTTGACAGTATGCCTAACTCCATTGTTTTTATTTACTAAGCCTTGGGGTGTTTATGTATTTTGCGTTGTCATGATTACGCTAATTGCTTGGTGTTTGCGTATTATTTTTGATAGCAAACTGACAAAGCAGCAAAAAATAGATAGACTATTTGGTAATACATATTAGTCGGATTTAATTAAACAAAGCTCGCCTTTTGGCGGGCTTTTTTTATGGGATAAATTTACAAAATGGCATCTACGGTATCTGATTTATTAGTCCGCCTAGGCGTTGACGATGCAAAATTTAGAAGTGGCTTAAATGTCGCAGAGGCTCGCGCTAAAAGTTTTTCAATTCGTACAACCCAATATTTGAAGAACATCGAAAATGCCGCAAATTCGTTAGAAAAAATTAACACTAGATTGTTTAATTTTTCTGTTGCAGGTGTTGGTCTTGGCACGCTAAAGAATTATGCAGACGGGTACACCGAGGTAAAAAACAAACTCGCGCTAGTTGAGAGTGCATCATTTAGCAGTCAGCGCGGGTTACAGTCACTCTTTGATATATCATTAAAGACTAACCAGAGCTTAGAGGCGACATCAAGTATTTATCAACGTTTTGCGCAAAATGCACAAGCATTGGGAATAAATCAAGCTCGTGTTGCTAGTCTAACGGAGACTGTCTCTAAAGCTGTTGCTATCTCCGGTGCAAGTGCGGCATCAGCACAAGCGGCCTTAATGCAGTTTGGACAATCCTTGGCAAGTGGCGTTTTCCGTGGGCAGGAATTTAACTCAGTGATGGAACAAACGCCAGGTCTTGCTCAAGCAATGGCTAAAGGACTTGGTGTATCAGTTGGTGAGCTACGTAACATGGCTAATGCCGGTAAGCTCACAACGGATGTTATTATCCCTGCTCTTGAGCGTGTAAAAGACAGTGTTGATGAGCAATTTAATACACGTGTCGTTACAATTGGGATGGCGTTCGAAAACCTACGTACATCTACTACAAAATGGATTGGTGAGTTAGATCAAGCAAGCGGCGCCAGTCAGGGATTTGCTACGGTAATCAGCGGCATGGCGGATCATTTAACCGTTGCGACAAGTGCGCTTGGTGGATTTGCTGCCGTCTTGAGCGTAAATAAGTTACGCGCATTTATTGCTGCCGGTAACGAACAAGCCGCATTGGCAATTAATGTCGCTCGTGCAGAAAGCGTAAAAACTGCTGCGCTACGTGAACAAGCTCAGGCGGAAATGAGTTTAATCCAAATCAAACTCGCCCACGCACGCACTGAATCGGAACTGTTAGCAATCCAACAACAAGCCGAAGTGCAATCCCGAAAATTGACGGCAGCAATCATGGCTGAATCTAACGCGCGGCGCAATCTTGATCTTGTAACAAAACGTGCTACCGCTGGTGGAAGATTGTTTAGCAATGCTCTTGGTTTCGTCGGCGGTCCGATTGGATTAGTAACAATCGGACTAACCGCTGCTGCTGGCGCTCTGATTGAATATCGCCAAAAAACGGAGCAGGCAAAACAGGAATCTTTAGCCTTTGCTGATTCGTTGGATATTACAAGCGACTCATTACGCACCGTTACGGCAGATATGCTGTCATCAATGCGCACCAAACTTGAGCGATCTATTGAGACACAAAAAGCTGTTATTACAGAGCTGAAAGCAGAAACAAACAAGCTCGAACAACAAGTTAAAATCCAAATTGATGGAATGAACTCACAGGGATTGCAAAATAATCAACACGCAATCGAGAGATACAAAAAGTTAATTGGAGACTTGTCGATCAAAAAAGGTGAGTTAGCGGAAGCGAATGAGAAGCTTGAAAAATCAGAACGCGATTTACTCACAATTGATTCTGGAAAATCTATCGCCGAATTTAACACCAAACTAAAAGAGTTATTGCCAACAGTTGATTTATCAAAAATTAATATTGATAAATTAGGGCTATCTGTTGAGGATTTTAACCGTTTAGTCCCTAATGCAGAAAGTGGTGCTAATAGCATATCAAGCGCTGTACAGCGTATGGGGGCAATGGCGCTTATCGTAGCTAGCAACTTTGATGCTCTAGGGTTATCTGTTAAAAACGCATTGAGCGATAAAGCGCAAAAGATTATTGATCGTAATAATCGCCAAATTGCGATTAATCGAGAAAAAGACCCGAAAAAGAAACGTCGACTGGAGGCGGAAGATCAGGCTATTAATAGTGGGTTTGATCCTAATAGCACGGATTTTTCCGCCGTGGCCGACTCTTTTTACAATGCGTTGGGGTCTAAAAAAACAAAAGGCAGTGGCGGGAAGAGCGAGCGGGCCCGCGATAGCTGGCTGAATTTTTACGACGAGATCCGTAAAAAAAGCACATCATCGCTGAATGAGATTAATCTCGAGCAAGATCAGATGATGCGCCGCTTAAACGAACATCTGAAAAAAGGCGTAGTATCTCATCAAGAGTACGAGATCGCAAAAACCGCTATTACCGAACGTTTTGAAAAACAACGATTGGAATTATCCGGCAAATACGCGCCGAATAAGCTGTTAAAGTCTGAACTAAAAGACGAGCTGGCAGCAATCCAAGAGCTTTACGCCGCAGGGCAACTGACAAAAGGCGAAATTGACAATGCGCAACTCAAAGCAAAATTTGAGTACGCGCAGCAAGTATCACAAAACGCCGTAAGCTCTCAAGATCAAGTGCGGGCGATTTACGATCCGACACAAGAGCTTAAAAACAAACAAACGCAGGAATTAGCGCAACTCCAAGCCTTTAATGAGCAAAAACTCATTACCGAAGAAGAGTTTCAGCAACGCCGGCAAGAAATCATCGACAAGTACAAAAACGATGAATTTCAGCTTGATATAGCGAACTATGCTACTGGGCTAAACGACCTCGGAAGTGCGTTTGATGGGCTGGCATCGATGGTGGAACAATCCGCCGGCAAACAATCCGCCGCGTATAAAGCGATGTTTGCTATCTCAAAGGCGTTTGCGATTGCCGAAGCAACGGTAAAACTGTCTCAAGCCATAGCGCAAGCAATGGCTGATCCGTCTGCACTTACACCTGCGCAAAAATTTGCGAACATGGCAGCCGTGGCGAGTGCCGGGGTTAACTTAATCTCACAAATTACCAGCGTTGCGGCGTTTGCTACCGGCGGACATGTACAAGGACCGGGAACGGGTACAAGCGACTCAATCCCTGCTTGGTTATCCAATAACGAGTTTGTGATGACCTCCAGCACCGTGGATCACTACGGGCTGGCGTTTATGAATGCGTTAAATCAACGCCGATTGCCGAGATTCGCTAACGGTGGGCGTGTTGGCGGCGGTGGCTCGCCGAGTTATCCCGGAATTAGCAGCAATGGCGGTGAGGGCGATCATAATGAGATCAGTATCACAATCAATATTGCTAAAGATGGCAAAGAGGATGTAACGGTAGAGCAACAGATCGCGCAAAGTAAAGCGTTATCCGACGCAATCACGGTAAAAGTGCTGGAAGTAATGCGCAAGCAACGCGGACGCGATGGCGGGCTTTTGAATTAGAGGTAAATTGTGGCATTGAGAAAAATTAATTTTTGCCCGAAACCCGGGTACACAGTTGAAAGCGAGCCGCGCCGGAAAGTCAATAAATTCGGCGACGGCTACGAACAGCGGATGGTTGACGGGCTGAATCCGCTATTGCGTAAATTTAGCCTGACTTACAAGCTCAATCATAAAAATGCGGTCGAATTAGACCGCTTTTTTGTGGAGCATGGCGGGGTAACTCCGTTTTTGTTTAAAGAGTACGAGGACGGAGCGTTAATTAAAGCAGTTTGCCAGAAATGGTCTAAAACTGTAGATAAAAAATACACCGAAATTAGCTGCACTTTTGAAGAGGTGATGTAATGCCAAAAGATACCCCGAATAAAATGTTGTCGGAATTATCTAAACTCGAGCAAGGCGCACTGATTGAATTATGGGAAATTGATTTAAGTAAAATCCCATCTAATAGCTCGCCCGATAAAAAAGGCGAAATATACCGTTTTCATAACGGATTAACGCAGGGGGGCAAAAACCTTATCTGGCAAGGTAATGAATACGCCGCATACCCAATAAATGCTGAGGGCTTTGAGTTATCAAGCAGTGGGCCAAGTAATCGTCCTACACTTACGCTATCCAATCTTTATGGGTTGGTAACGGGTATTGTTGCGGATTTTGGGCAGGGGATTGGCGGTAAAGTCGTACGACGTCAAGTTTACGCGAAGTTTTTAGACTCGGTAAATTTTGACGGAGGTAACCCAAACGCCGACCCGATGCAGGAAGCGGTGAGTTTGTATGTTATCGAACAGTTAAAATCTCTTGATGATGTTACGGCAACATTCGAGCTGGCATTGCCGATTGAGACTGACGGAGCACGAATTCCTCTATTGATGATTACATCTGATACTTGTATTTGGCAATATAGATCTTCTCAGTGCGGTTACACGGGCGGACCGGTGGCGGACGAATACGACAAGCCGACCACAGATCCTAAAAAAGATAAATGCTCACACTGTTTGCGCGGGTGTAAATTACGCTGGGGAAAAAATGCGGTATTACCGTTCGGTGGTTTCCCGAGCACAACACAATTTGGTAATTAATATGATTGATTTTGAGTTGAAACAGGCAATATTAGCCCATGCCACGAGATGTCACCCGCAGGAATCTTGCGGGTTTGTTTTATCTGTGCGTGGGGATTTGTATTATTACCCGTGTACTAATGTTGCTTCCGATCCGGTAAATTTTTTCGAAATTGCACCGGAAGAATTTATCAGAGCCGAAGAGCAAGGCGAGATTGTTGCGCTGGTGCACTCCCACCCAGACAGCGACTATATGTGCGGATTGCCTTATTTATCTGCATCAGATCGAGCCTGCCAAGTGCGGTTAGATTTAGATTTTTGGCTTGTTGCTGGTGGAGAGATTAAGCAATTTCGAAATATTCCGCCACTACTTGGGCGACAATTTGAAAACAACAAGCAAGATTGCCGAAATATCGTATTAGACAGTTATATGCTTGCAGGGATTGAGCTGCCAGACAACTCAAAGTATCCGTTTGAGTGGTTTGAAACAGAGAATCTTTATGAAGATGGGCTATTACGGTGTGGTTTTTACAGGGTGATGCATGAAGCAGATATACAGATCGGTGATGTTGTCTTAATTCAAGTCGGCAGTAAAGTGGCGAATCATGCTGGGGTATATCTTGGCAATCAAATGATGTTACATCATAGCCAAGATAGGCTATCTGCTCGCGTGCCTTATGATGGTTTTTGGCTTAATAACACACACTCTGTTTGGAGACACAAAGAATGGTACAAGTTAAATTTTACGGCGATCTTAAACGATTTGTGCGTGAGCCGGTAGAACTTGAGGTTGATTCTTTTTCTGAGTTAATGAGCGGGCTTTTAACCCAAATTAAGGGGTTGCGCGAGCATCTCAAAAAAGGTTGCTATAAAGTTAGAATCGGGAAAAACACTTATCTTGAGGAAAGCCAAGTTAAAGCCGACATAGACTTTAAGGCTGATTGCACTATCCATTTTACCCCGGTAATTGCTGGCGCCGGAAAAGGGGTTGGAATTGGCCAAATAATCGTTGGTGTAGTGTTGATTGCTGCGTCTTGGTATGCTGGCGGTGCTGCCGGTTGGTCTTATCTTGGTGCGCAAGGTTTTGCAGGTGCCACAATGGCATTCACCGTTGGGGCATCACTAATCGTTAGCGGTGCAATATCGCTTTTAACACCTACGCCAAGCATGGGTGATCAGAAAATAAAAGAGGGCGAAAAAAATCAAAGCACCTCATTTAGCAATCTGAAAAATCTAACCCCACAAGGGCGACCAATACCGTTACTTTATGGGCGTATGATGACAAGTCTTGTTTTAGTATCGCAAGGCGCGGAAGCGTACGACGATGCACCTGAGGCTGATAACACGCAAGCTGACGTAACTGGGAAAAGAAGAAGATTAAAACGTAATTAACAGACCGCACTTTTATGTGCGGTTTTTTATGGGGTAAATATGGGCGGTAAAAAAGGCGGTGGCGGCGGACATACTCCGGTGGAAGCGCCGGATTCCCTGCTATCATCACAGCGATTGAGCGCAATTGGGATTATATCACTCGGACCAATCAAGGGGCCGGTGAATAAGTGGAAATCAACTTATTTAGACAATACACCAATCCAAAACGCGAGCGGTAAGGATGATGATGACGTAGATAGTTTTAATTTTACAAACATGGAAATCCAGTACACGCTGGGAACTCAAGATCAGTTGCCAATGACTGGGTTTGATAGCAGCCAACGTGAAGTGCCTATTGGTATTGAAGTAAAAAAAGAACTTCCGATCACTCGTTCAATTATCGATCCTGATGTTGATCGATTACGTGTGACAATTGGTGTTAATGCATTATTTAGCCAAAATGATCAAGGTGACACAAACGGAGCGTCTGTAGAGTTTGAAATTTTAATAAACGGTAATCTTTACAAAAGTTACTCTATCAACGGCAAGTCATCCTCACGTTTTTATCGTAGCTATATTATCGATGATCTACCTCCTAAGCCGTTTAATGTCACCGTTAGACGGGTTACAGCGGACTCAAAAAGCCAACGCTTACAAAATGCTATCGTTTGGAGCAGTTATACGGAGATTATCGACGCTAAACTGTCATATCCAAACATTGCAATGATCGGCATTAAAACCGACTCCCGACACACCCCCAATTTCCCGAATGTAAATTCGCTCCTGGATGGCCGTATTATCAGCGTGCCGTCCACTTACGATCCTGAAACACGCGCTTATGCGCCGGGAATTTGGCGCGGGGATTTTAAAAAAGAATGGACAGAAAACCCAGCTTGGATTTTTTACGACTTAGCGACAAATCCCGATGTAGGAATTGGGAAACGCATAAGCGAATATGGGCTTAATAAATTTCAGCTTTATCAAATTGCGCAGTATTGCGACGAGCTTGTACCTGACGGCTACGGCGGCAAAGAACCTCGTATGACGGCTGGTATTTGGATCACTGAACAGCGATCGGCGTATGAAGTATTAAACGATATGTCATCCGTTTTCCGCGCTATTGTAGCCTGGAACGGAATGCAGATGTTGGCAATCCAAGATAGACCAACAGATCCAGTCTGCACTTACTCTCAAGCAAACGTAATTGACGGGAAATTTGCTCGTCAATATGTACCATTGAAATCCATTTATACTGCCGTAGAAGTGGAATACGCCGACAAAAACAACATGTATCAAAAAGCTATCGAGTATGTTGTCGATGATGAGATGGTGGCACGTTACGGCTATAACGTTAAAAAAATCACTGCGTTCGCTTGTACCTCACGCGGGCAGGCGCGCCGCTACGGGAAATGGGTGCTTGTTACGTCTAAATTAGAGCAATGCACCATTACATTTACTGTTGGGCGTGAGGGATTGCACCACCTGCCGGGCGATATTATTGAGGTAGCAGACAATAGCTGGGCTAAAACAAACCTTGGCGGACGCGTTGTCGGAATCAATAAAAGTGCGGTCGAATTAGACCGCGAAATCAAGATTGAGGGTGGCAGTTATCTGTCTTACGTTGTAAGAGATAACAACGGACAGCGCACAGAACGGGTTAAAATCCTAAGTGTCGCTGGAAATGTTGTTAATTTGGAGAGCGTACCGGAAAACTTAAACCCTGACGACAACTGGGCACTACAAACGCCGTTAGTGCGCACGGAATTATACCGTGCTATCGGCATCTCTGAAAACGACGGCAATTATACGATCACGGCGTTACAACATGAGCCGCAGAAACAGGTGATTGTTGATAACTCGGCAAATTTTGAGCCGCGTAATACGACGTTACATCAATCTGGGGTTAATCCGGTAAATAATGCTGATGTAAGTTATGGCGATAACGGGATTAAGTTGACGTGGACTGCGCCATATAATGCAGGGACTGTTAGATACGATGTCAAACTCTATCGTAACGGCAATCTATACAGCACTCACTTAGACTTAGACAGCCCGGAGATTAGCTTTGAAAACCTGCCGAGCGGAAGCTATACGGTAGAGATACGCAGCAAAAACGGTTTAGGGCAACTGTCCGATCCGGTAACGCGCACGTTTGAGATTAATCTCAATATTCCGAGATTCGTAACTAAATCCTTGTTGTTTGCTATTGAGCTTGATTGGGATTTACCTAAGACATTTACACCTGGGTTTAGCACTGAGATTTGGCGTAGCAATACAAATGACATAAGCACTGCAGTGAAAGTGGCAACGCTGCCATATCCTCAAAGTAATTATGTTATTAATGGTGTGCCTTTATCAACAGGCTACTACTTTTATTTGAGAGGAGTGGACAAACAAGGTAACAAAGGCGAATTTACCGAAGCAGTATTTGGCGAAGCAGATCATAATCCTGATAACTTGTTAAATGCGTTAGAAGGGAAAATTACTAAATCCCAACTTGGGCAAGAGCTCATAAACTCCATTAAATCTGATATCAATAATGCAGTTGGGGAAGAAGCTAAAACAAGACAAACTGCTGTCGCAGGTGCATTAGCTCAAATAGCTGCACAAGCTCAATCATCAGGAACTGCAATTAAAAATCTTGAAAAAGCAGACCAAGCACAAGCTGAAACAATTAAAACTGTGACAGCGAAGGCCGAATCAGCTTTATCAGGTATTACTGCAGTAAGACAAGCTCAAGCTCAAAGTGATAAGGCAAACGCACAGCAAATCAGTGCACTAACTGCTAAAGTTGGCAATGCTGAATCGACTGTGTCGCAAGTGAGTAATGCTGTTGCTGGACTTGACGGTAAAGTTAGCTCGATGCACACAATCAAAACACAAACTATTGCTGGTGGACGGACTGCTGTTGCTGGGATCGCTCTCGGTGCAAACCATGAAGAAAGTTCGGTCATTGTCATGGCTGATAAATTCGGGATTGTGGCAAATGCGAATGACGGTAATGTAAAACCAGTGTTTTCTGTTGCAAATGGGCAGGTTGGCATCCGTGGCGATTTGGTTGTGGCGGGGTCTGTGACGCGTGATAAGTTATCATCTGGTGGAGGTGGGAATCTCTTAATTAACCCGCTATTTGATAATGACGCCTACGGATGGCGTGACGCCGGTGTAAAAGGCGGCGATTGGTCTAATTGTCCAAACGTTAATGTTGTGCAACGCAGTAGAAATGATGCGAATACATATCATCCGAAGGGATTACAAAATGAGAGATGGAGACTTTTAACGTTTAGCGGAACGGAGACTCAATTCAACACACTCGCTGATAGAATGCCTTGGGTCGATATGATCCGTTGCATGGTAAGTGTGGTAAAAGATAAATGGTACATCTTTTCAAGCTATGTGGGCTGTCATTTCTGTGGCGGACAATTGATTGTGGAAAAATATTCAGCCAACGAGAAATCTTATCTCGGTCTTATTGGTAGTGCTAATGTAAGCTCCGGAAATGTGACGGCTCCATTTCCGCAGTTTTTAGATGCACCAAGTGGATATTTTGAAAATGGTGTTGCGCAACATACTCCTCGGGCATTCATCAAGTTTCAGGCGCCAGAAACAGGAAAGGTGTTGTTGATATTTAGAATTAACAGATTTGTTAAAAATATAAAATATGCCGATGCTTATATGGCACGCCCAATGCTTGAAGAATGTCTTGCTACAAGCACTCAGCCTAGCCCATGGGTAAATTCCGGTGTAACCGAAGTGCATGGCGGAAGTATTATTGCCAATACAATCCGTGGCGATCACATCCAAGCTAATCAGGAAATTAGAGCGCCAAGAATAACTGGTGGGGTCATTACTGGTAATACCGTCAACGGTGCAACAATCAATGGTGGAACAGTTAATGGTGCAGTGGTAAGCGGTGGCACAGTAAAGGGTGCAATTGTCGAAGGTGGCGTAATCAGAGCTGCAAGGCTCGAAGGCGTAACTGGTAAATTCACCGGCACGCTCGAAGTTAATCAATTGGTCGGTGGTAATTTGTGCGAGGTGGCTATTATCACTGTTCATAGAACTCTTGGATTCTATCAAGTGTGGATAAACATAGCCCCCTCACCTGTTAAGCGAATTTTCTTCATTGTTAATTCACACAAAACATTCACAGTTGAGGCTAATAAATCGCACAGGTTTTTATATACAAATCATGATGAAGATCCACCAGAGTTTTTTGAGTTTAGAGATGGTCGTACCGCTAAAATGTGCATTACAGCATACGCAGTATCAGACACAAGAACAATAACACAAGACTAGGAGTAAACATGACAACATTGGCAAAACAACAGAGAAAACGGTCAAATCGTAATTTAATCAACCTTAACTAAAACCACCGCACTTTGATAAATCGAGTGCGGTTTTCTTTTATCCAAATATCCAAAATCAGGAGCAATCAAATGAAATTTATTGAAAAAAATATTGAAGATGCACGCACTGGTTCAATTTCAGAACATCATACTGTAACAGGCTTGCAACTTGACTATGTTAATAATAGTACTTTTGTAACCATCTCATCTTACGTGTCAAAAGCCAAAAAAGACGAGGGAAAAGAGAGTTTAAGCATTAATACGTTTACTATCCCAGGCGTGCCGGGGTGGGACGCAATCCCGTATGAGTGGGCGTTATCTGAATTAGTTAAAGCGCAACCTGAAGATTTTGTACCTGAAACATACATCGGTTATGTCAATCCGTATATGTTTGCTGGAGGTAAAATTAAAGACCAATAAATAATAAAAGCGGGGTTATCCCCGCTATTTCAACTCTCTACGTTCATTATCAAAAATTCCCCTATAAGCTCGTCTAATATCTCTTTCTCGTCTTGATTGCCCTTTATTTTGCAGTAAACAAAAGCCCTGTAACATTTTTAAGTAACAGGTTATCCACAGGGCTTATTCGTTCCGAAAGAAAATTAGCGCATATTGATTTATAAAGAAAATTTCATAGTGAAATCACAATCATTTCGGAACATAAAATCGCGCTAAAAGCCGTTAAATAAACATCGCTTTTATAATGTGTAAAACTTGGATTTTTATCG